CCGTTGACCACCAAGAAGTGTCAAAACTGTCGTCAGTCCAGATCCGAAGATCTTTCATCCCGACAACAGTTCAACAACTCACTAATTTGGTGACAGTCTTGTATAAACATAAAATGTTATGCAAGAAATCAACTCTGACTGGAATTCGCAAAATCACATGGATTCTACGTCAGTCGCAAGGTACACTGAGAGAGAAGATAAAATTAGATACTCAGTTAGGAAGAATAAGTGAGCGAGTCAAGCTCCTAAAGACGCATTTCACAATGTTCCGTGAAAGCTTTATATTGGCCTTTGGTGATTGCTATCAACTGCAACACGCCCCAAGGAACCTCTGTAAACTAAAGAAATTCCTGGAACATATTGTTGACTTCATCAACCATGGTCCTACTTATATAAAGACTTGGTGCCATAACTTAAGATCAGCTATAGCCACAAATCGTCGATCAATTGACTCACTTACATTAACTACACCACTCCAGATCCATCAAGCGAGTACACTTACGAGAAGCATACCCATAAAGCCCAATGAATCCGTTGTCGAACAAGGTGTTCGTCAATGCATTTCACGGTGGACCCAGCCGCCGAAAGCTATTACTGGACTCAGCAAAACACATCTCATACACAATGTACAAAAAGCAATTCACTTCGCCCAACGCCAGCAACCAACGATTGGCCGTGCCATACACTCAATCCTTCCCACCACATCTCTAAAAGCATGTATCGAGCAGCGCTCTTCCCACAAGGGAGTCAGCCAACACTTCCACGAACTCATGGACCGTTTCACCGCATCTGCCAAGGCAAACGAAGAAATCCGATCCGGCACTCCTAGTCGTAGATTAGCCGAGCTCAACTCATTGTTACGCCAACACCCGAACTATTTTGATTGGAACTTTCCAATACCTGACCGAGAACTTCATATACAACAAACTCCCAGGAACACACTAGGTGGCCCCCGAGGCGTCGATTTTATAGAAATTGTCAATCGAGCACCCGCCGGAAGAGGTGGTAGACGTGACCGAACTATATATACTGCGTTCGGCACCCACACTCCCTTCGACCCATCTACAGGACGTATATATACGCCACTAGGTCAAGGTTTTCCGATTCTTGAACATCCCTATCCAAATGGTCCTTTTGCTCTTGAACTTGAGCTACAAGAGAGGAGACGAATTAATGGAACAATCGTCGTGAACCTGTTAAGAAGGAGAGAATTCAGTAGTTTCTTATGGAATAAAATCCCACAGATATCTAACCCTGAACTCACAATCACCATGAATGGCAGACTGCGGATGGATTACCATCATTACCTCCTCAACAAGACACAACAACCCCTCCAAATACTCGCTCATCTCCTCGCCTTATCAAAAACTCACCACTCGACATACCAGTTACTACATCAACCTATACTTGCTTCTTACTCGGGTTTCGCAGCTCAAGCGGCTGTTTACAACACTACACATGATACAGAGTTTACAATTAAAGTCTTACCGATCCCAGAAATGGGATACAAGACTCGCTTTGCATCACTGCACCCGGCAGAATTAACACACCTCTCACGCCTTGTCAACAAGAGACTCATGCCTGTACTAAAATTAATTCCAGGACTGAAAGAACCCCTTCGAGACAAGTGGAAACCCTACCTCTCTTTTCCATCTCAAACCGAGAGTTACTTATACTCGGCCGACCTCTCAGCTGCTACCGATCACGTGACACACGAATGTGCACAGATCATACTTGCAGAAGTTGCTAAGAAGCTAGAATGGAATGAAGAATTCACTGAAGCAGCAATGAAGACTGTTGGACCTATGCTACTTGAAACAGGGCAGAAGACGACCAAGGGAATCCATATGGGATTAGGCACCTCTTGGCCAATACTATCACTTCTACACTGGTCAATCGCAACACAAGTTTCCTCTCCCAAACACTTCCGCATCATGGGCGATGATCTCATCGCTGACTGGACAAAAGAACAAATCACGAAGTACGAGTACCTAATGGATATCTATGGTTTGGTATTAAATAAAACCAAATCATTCATCAGTAGGAACTACGGCTGCTTCTGTGAATGCTTTGTCACACGAAACGTCAACGAGATACGTATCACCCCAATCACAAAAATATCCGAGGTTACAGGAATGAGGACTTTCTTCAGTAAAGGTTTAACACAGACTAGTATGGCATCTATTTGTCACGATGTTGCAGGACTTAAACCCGAGAATCTACCGATGAAAAGAATTCAACAGCAAACCCTCAAGCAAACCACCAATCCCCAACTCCGCCATATACCTTTCGAACTAAACGGGTGCAAAAAGCACACATCGACGCGCACCACAGAAGGCCTCCAATACTTTGCCATGCTAGTTTTTAACTTACAACCAGCACGTTTTCAGACAA